AATATGTCCAAGGCATGATTGATGTGTTTGATTCGGTCATCCAATCCTATCGTGCCTCCGTTAATCTTTTTTGTCATCATCAAGAAATCTGTTCTATCAGCGTACTGGTTTAACTTGTGGGTATTCCAAAACCATCCTGCGGTCATAGCAGCGAATTTAGGTGTAGCTACAAGGTCTGGATTCATAACAAAATCCTCACCGCAAGCCTGACCAGCATGAAAATAATTAGCATGACCAGTAAGTTGAATACACCCACGACCACGAAAGCGAAAACCATCTCCAGACGACTCATCTCTGTTTCCCATTCTGTTTGCGTAGACTTTATTAGCAATCTTTTTAGGATTCCTAGCGTATTCGTTTGCTATTTCTATAGTTGGAAACCTAGACTTCCACAGCTTCATTAAGGTTTCAGCCCTGTAATTTAAATTTTCTTCCAATATTTTGAAGTTTGCACACTCGTGACCACATTGACCAATGAATGATGCTTGTTGGATTGGTGTAAGGATATTGAAACACTGAAAAGTCTCGTTCAATGCGTCAACCCATTGCTCACCAATGTGCATCTTTTTGAGTTGTTCACTATTGACCATTTACTAGATTCCTTACTTCGTTGTAGGCTGCGACACAGGAGTTGAGTTTGGTGATTGCTTTGTCTCCTTCGGCTGCGATGTCGATAAGAGTTGCAATAGTCTGTCGCTCAAGTTCGCTTGCATCGGGTTGCTCGGGTCTGCTATCTCCAGAGGCAGGGGAGGAACTTGGGCTGGCTTGTGGACAACTGGCGGTTGGGAGGCGCAACTTACCAGTCCTAGCAAGCTCGTGCATAGCAGACTTCTTTTTAGCAATTTCATCTTGTGCCTTTCTCAGTTTAGTCTCTTGGTCTGACAGCTTGGAAGTCATATTTTTCTCTAACTCCCTAGCTTCCTCGTTCTTTTTAGCAATAGCTATTTTCATGTCGTTATCACGCTCTAGCCAACCATAGTGATGCCCTACTCTGTAAGTTCCAAACAAGGAAATGAGAACACCTACGATTAACCAAGGTAGTGGGATAGGTAGCATCATTCAGCCTCTTTTCTTGCTTGTGCAATTTCCTCACGCTCTTGGTCATCCTCAAGATGCTCTGGAGGAGTAGTCGGAGGAGGAGGAGGAGTCCATGATTCATCTAGTTCTGGATTCTTCCAAACAGGCATTGCACCGAAAGGCTGGCTTGGCAAACCATACGCAGATTGCGGAGGCGCATAAGATGAGCCATATGAGTTATAGGACTGATTATTTCCTTGACACATGGGTTGCATCGGAGGAGTTGGATTGAGCCTCTCTGCGAACGATTTAGCCCCTTTGTTGATGGCAAACATACCAATCAATGTACTGATACTTCCAACCAACAAAAGCACAACGTCATTCAAGAGTTTAGTGAAGGCTTGGTCAATCGGGGCCATGCTCTTGATTGGCTGTGTCACAAAAATCACAGAATAAAGCATTGCAAAAACTGTCAAACCAAACACCAACATGACAATCACAACAGCAAACAACCAACCATAAACCTTTAAAAGTTCGATTGTTTCTTCTGTTGTTTTAACTTCAGAAATTTTCATTTTGGTGCTTCCTGTGGTGTTGGTTGTACATCGCCTACTTTTTTCTCAAGAATTGGCGCAACCAAGTATTCTGGACACATTTGGGTAAACAAACATTTAGGTTTTTGACATTCTTCAGCATGGAAGAAATCAGGATTCTGACACTTATATCTGTACCTGTCCTCTAGGCAACCAGCTAGAAGTAGTGCTGATAACAGGATGATATATCTCATGCCATTGTGTCCACAGAATTAGGTTTGACCCAATTGGTCTTTATTTCGTAGGCTTTCTTTTGCAACTCAGCTTGTCGGTTTAGTTCTGCAAGTCGCTCCATGTTCTGCTTGTGTATCACCCTATGAGCCTCCCACAGCATCCTTGCATTGGCTTGATAAGTAGTGATTTTCATCCTAGTCCTATGTAAGCTAAAAACTTGTTAACAATCTTGTTTGACAAATCGTCAGGTAGAAAGCGGAGAAAGCCAAGCACCCACCATGCAACACACATTCGCACGAATATTTTGAGAAACAGGTCAAATTGTTTCTGATATTCATTCATCGACCACAGCGTTTAGTTGTTTGGCAGAAATCCATCATTTCGTTTATGCCGATACCAACGAGAAGTAGAACGAACGCTATTCCTCCAATCAACATAGCCATCTCCAACTGCTCTTGCTCTGCTTGCTTGAGTTTTTTTTCCTCGGCTTTTAGTGCGCTAATCTCTTTAGCGTCTGCCAAATCCATCTCAGCCTGACGAGCCTTAATCTTGTTCCAAACGTCAATCTTGCCAGTCTGCATGAACAACATCTTGAGTTCTTCTTCAAATGCTCTTGCTTGCTCTAAAGCCATCTCAATCTGAAGTGCCGTACCCATGTTGCTACCAGTCTTGTCACGCTTGGCTTGAAGCATTGCCTTGGTAGCGGCACTCTTGGCGTTGAACATCTGACCAAGCATAGGCGCAAGCCCACCTAGGTCATTTGCAACCTTACTGGCTTTCTTGACCATGCCGATAGCTTTTTGCAAGCCATCAAGCGCAGCAATCGGGTCTAAAGGAATCATTTTTTATCTACCTTTTTCCATTCAATACAGTAGACTTTCCTGTTGTAGACATCTCCAACCCAAGCCCACTTAACACACCTGTACTCAATAGATACAGCTAGTAAAAACTCTATAAATACCATGTCCACAGAATTATGTAGACACACCAAACAATAGTTGTACAAAGAAGGGCTGCGCTAGTGAAAGCTAACAGCCAATCTTTCATTTTTTAATCCAAGTCTGCCACACAGCACCAGCAGCAATGATTAGCCCACCAATCCACAAAACTGGTTGGGCAATAGATGCTATCCAGTTAAGAACCTTTACAGCACCCTTGGCAGCGTCAATAGCTTCCACAAGGTCTTTGGTGTTCTTATCTATTTCATCTACTTTTGCTTCAACAGCAATTAGACGCTCGTATATTTGCTCGTGGCTTACATCGTTCATGGTGCGTCAGGCCACTCAATAGTCCAAGGAAAGCCCTCCTGCGCTGTAATGTCACGCAAGGCTTGACGATATGTAGCCCATACTGTCTTATCAACAGGTGCATCTGCCACTTGAGTCCAGTCACACTCAGCTAACTTAGCATCACGAGTAGCACGAACAGACTTAGCCTGTTCAGCATCCTTCTGAGCCTTGTAAGTAGCCTCTTGTTCAGCAGCAGTAGTAGTTACACCATCTACAACTTGGTCTAAGAAGACAGGGCCAAGGATGTACTTTGTGTACCACTTGCCATCAATCTGCTCTACACCATCACGTTGGCTATATTGGTAAACAGTTCCACCTGATGCCTGTGGGCCTTCAAAAACTACGTCAGCGCCCAAAGCCTCTAAGACTTCAGTTGTTGTTGTTTCCCATGATGGGCCACCATTGGCTTTTGTGTATGCACGAAATTCACTTTCGTACATTACTGCGCCTGTTTCACGAATTCTTACTTGCATTTTATTTTCCTCAAGCAATTGCTAAAAAGATGTATGTGCCGCCACTTGCATTTAGTCCTGCGGGTGCGGCTGCCGTAACTTTAAAACCTGTTGTGTCGGTGTCAACGTAGTTTGTGCCGGTGACTTCAGCCGCCGTGCTGTTGAGAAACAGGTAGGGGTCGTTGCCTGACGTGATGCCGCGAGCTGAGTCGTAGACGTACCAGTCGCCCGTGCTGTCGGTGCGCTTAATCAGAACGAAACGAGCACCAGCAGCAAAGCCACAGTTGACAGTTTGAAGTGCGCCCGTGCCTGTGTATGAGCCTACTTTGGAAACACCTGCACAAGTGGCAAATAAGTAGGCGACATAGGTTGAACCAGAGGCGTTACAAGCACTATTTCCAGATGCCCCGCTATATTGAGTTAGTGTTGTTGCATTTGTGCCAATTAAAATTCCATTGGCATAGTTTCCAGTTGCATTGCTATAACCAGTATCTGCATTTGTACTGTTTAACAAAACAGCATGGTCAGTATTAAATGTTACCACCCAATCGGAAGTAGAACTGCGCCTTTTAACTATTACAAGTTGAGGCGTTACTCCCAAGTTGTGAGTAAATGTTCTGCTATCTGCTGTTCCATCCCCTGTGTAGCAAACCTCATCAAAGAAGCTGGGGGCGCGTCTGAAGTTCCAGTAAATTGAATTTGCGCCAGATGCGCCAGAGTTAATTCGTAGCCCTGTATTCCAAGGTTGATACGCCCCGTTATAGCCACCACTTTGTTCAGCCAAAGTTGACTGAGATGTGAGGGTTACGCCAGTTGTATCGGTGTTAGGAATTCCACGAAGCCTGTCTTGCCACACATTGCTATATGTGCCATCTCGGTTTTGCCAAACATACAAGTCAACAGGAAAGTTGGTTGTTATTGCAGTTCCAGTAGAGCCTGTAGT